CCCCCCAATTACGCCTAATAAAATGTCTTTCATAATTTCCCCCTGTGTTAAGACATAATCAGTATAACCAATAGTAAACAAATATTTATTGGGACAAACCCTAAGTCTTGTATAAGAGTAAAAAGACAGGGCAAGATTTGGTGGACTGTTTCATGTAACGCAGAAAGCCGCAAAACTCGCTACTTGCCACATCCTCTTGGGGCGGCTTAACGCCCTGTAAAAGGGTGAGCTACTCGCTGCGTCTGTCACCTTGCTTGGCTCAGGGCGATTGGTCAATCCTAACAGGTGTGCCTACTCAACCCACTTAATGACCAACACTCACAGCATCCGCTTTCGCTCGTAATAGGTGGGGTGATAGCCCGTGAAGGTTGGGCGGGGGAAGCCCAGCTACCACCCCGTTGTCATTATAGTTTGTTTTTGGCCCTGTAAAACGCCAACAAGTGACTAAAACATTCCCACCCGATTCTCAGGTCATCTTCAGGTATCTCTAGTAGTTTAGCCTTGTTTTCGTTGGCATTGACATACACAATGGCGCACCGTGCGTTAGGCATCTCAAAGCCTTGCCTGTAAGCCGCTAACTGCATATGGTGGTCAAAATAGGTATCAAGGTTATCCACATCCTTTTCGGTGGTTTTAAAGTCAATGACAAAGCCATCGGTTTTGGGGTGGTAATGGGGTCGGCTAATCAGGTCGCATTTACCGCCATAGCCACCGTGGGCAAAAGACTTCTCAGCAACCCATAGCTGTTGCCCAAAATGCTCGTTTATGGCCTTTTCTACGACACGGACATAGGTTGGTAACTCAGGAATGTAAACGCCCTCGTAAAACGCTTCTATGATGCCATGTATCTGTGTGCCACGCTCGGCAGCTTGCTTGGCGGTTTCTTTGCTATCGGATACAACCCGACTTAGCCAGTCTTCCTCAGATTCCCCGTCTAAGCGAGGTAATGTAAGTGCAGCGAGTATGGCTTGCTGTTGTTTCCATACATCAAGGGCTGGCTTGGCGGCGCACCCGATAATGGTGGTAACTGAGGGCAATAAGCCCCGTTCTCTTGCGTCTTTGACAGTTGTGTTTCTTTCTTTGCCATTCTTGCCAACGATGCGATAGGCTGTATCGCCATTGGGTAAATACCAATGACCACTTTCACTTGTATTCTCCTTCACTAACATAAATCCCCCTTAACTTGCTAACGATAATATATCTCTGCGCTCTCGGTCATCTGTAACCCGCTCGGCACAAGCCAAGACCACGCTTTTAATGACGGTTTCTAAGTCCTCAACGGCAAATCCGATGATAGGCACTTCTTCATCGTAGCCCCGTTCTTGAAAAGTTTTGACGGTGTATTTGGATTCAATCACATCTTTAATCGCATGGTTCATGGCTTTCTCCTAAAGGTTATTCCCCCTAGAACGGCACTTCATCATCCACTAAGGATGCTTCTTGCAACTTTTTATTTACATCGTCTTGACTAATGCTTTTGTTTTGCATTTCTGCGGATTGCATAATTTTGTCTTTAAGGCCTTGCGACAAACCATCAAATGTAGCTTGGTCAAACTTTTGCAAATCAAACAGAAGTGTTGGGTTTACACCCTGTGGCAAACCAGCTTTAGCGACCACAGAGGGTACTGGCGTTACCGAAACTGCATCTGCATAAGTATCGCCATTAGATTCTCTATGGGTAATGGTTACCATGCACCATTTATCAAGCAAATTAGACAAATCAAAGCCCCGCAACTCATCCTCGGTAAAGGATTTGCCCCGCCAAGTTTCCAAGTCCTTCCGTAATGAAGCCTTTTCTCCTAACGAGAGCGTGTAATTGCGGGTTTGGATTAAGGGTTTGCCATCTTCGGTTTTGAGGTCATCACCGTGCAATTCCCAAAAAAACTTGACCTTACGCAACATACTGATTTTTCCTTTGTAGTCAGATTTGTGCGTGCCAAGGTCAATAATGCGATACAAACGGGCTAAATGTGAGCCAGTTGGTGCAATTTGAAATTTTTTACTTACTTCTCCAGTAACTATCATTGTTTTCCCCCAAAAATGTTAGAAAAGTCATCGGCAATAGCACTCAAAACGGGGTTAATCCTACCCTTTTTGGGTAGGCCGCAATGAAACCGAATTAGGTCAATTTCTGCCAATGTCAGCATATCGCCATCTTCTGCCTTATCCAAAGCTATACAAAGTTTCTCTTGTTCAGCCATCATATCGTTGTGTAATTCCTGTAAGTCATCCATAAGTTTCTCCATAAGTTAGCCTGAGTAGTCAGGTAACTTTACTATAAACCTTTTTTTACCCATGTGCAAGATTTGTTGTTAAAATATCTACTTAACCAATAAAATTACTTTTATGGACTTCAAACTTACACCCAAACAAATGATTCATTTATGCGGTGGCCCTGCCAAAATCGCCCGCAGATTCAAAGTAACCACCCAAGCTGTGCATCGTTGGCAACATGAAGGTTTGCCCCATAGTAAGCTTTTAGAACTGGCAGCGCAGATAGAACGGGAAAGCCACGGGTTAGTAACTCGTAAGGATATGTTTCCCCAGTCTTGGCATTTAATTTGGCCTGAGTTGCAATAGCGCAAAATTTTGTTTTATACTGATGGGGCAGGCTAGTCCCCTGTTTATTATCGGTAGCAAGACCCTTTAAGGGTGTTTTGTGGCTTTAGGAAAAGTACCTACCGAGCTTTTCTTAAGGGGACTAACACAGAATACCTTTAAAGGGTTTTTTCTTGCCTGCGGTCACAGTTGGGCGGGAACCGACACCAGCGACTGCGATACAAGTGCTACTGGGGGATAAAGGATGTAACAGCACACAAATAGGTGGCGAAGCTAGTGCCTATTCCTTGAACGACTGGCGGGTTCTGTGGCTCCGAAAGGCAACAGTTGAAGGAATCTAGGATGGCTAGGTTCCGTTCACCAAAAGGCAACTTAACTTATAAGTTATATATAGATATAACAAATAAACCTATAAGTAACATAAATGAGTCATTAACCCATTTAATGCCACATTTATAAGCCATTAAATAAAATTGCCCCACATTAGGGTAAGTCCTAATAAACAAAAGTTGATAATGCCTTACGATTACATTACCAACTTAAAAGGGGGAAATATGAAATACATCATCGCATTACTATTAACGCTTGGCATTAATACCGCCCAAGCTGAAGCTATTGCCCAATCACCAAACGAAGGTGGTGGCTTTATTGTATTAACAAACGAAGTATGCGTAGTTAATAAAAAGACCTTTTCTGAACTGCGTAGGGTGTATAGCTATACCCAAAGCGGCCTTACGCAAGAAGGTTGTTTTATGCTTGAAGATGACACCGTAGTTGTAGTATGGGAATCAGGCAATAAAAGACGCTATTCTGCAAGCGGGTTTACTTTGGTCAATCGGGGAAAAAATATATGAAATTAATTATTTCCTTAATTGTTGTTGCTTTTTCGCAACTAACTTTTGCCCAAACCTATGTGGTGACCGACCCACAGGGTAATGTTTCTTATTATGTACAAAAACAGGGTAATTCGGCTCAAATAGTAAACAATCAGGGCCAAGTAGTGCAAAACGCCACAATTTACCCTAATCAGGTCGTTACACCGCAAGGATGGGCGATTGGCATACCGTCATATACCGTGCCAATGTCACCACCAAGCCCACCATCACCACGAGTTTTGCAATGAGCCGAGCCTACGAACTAGCCGATATGTTAGAAAACTTATGCCGAAAATCACAAATTGATGTTGGTTTAGAAGAATTTGAGATTATGCTGCAATCGGCTGAGTTGCTTAAAGAACAAAGCCTAAAAATCCGTGAATTACAAATGCGATTAGATGGATTAACAACACGAGTGGGGGAATATCAATGAACGCATACGAATTAGCAGAACAAGCAAAAGAAATAAGCACGACCATTGAAGCATTGGAGTGGGTGCAAAAAGTTAGTCCTTTGCTTATTCAGCAAGAAAAAGAAATAGAACGACTAATAGGTTCTGAACCAATTACCTATGGAATGCTTACATTTTGCAAAAATTGTGGCGAGCAAAATCCTTACTACACCGCACCAAAAGAGTTAAGTGATGAGGAAATAAGTTTAGTTATTTGGGAAAGTTATCAAAGTATCGGTAATGCAACATTAACGGATTTGTGCAAAGCAATACTAAAGAAAGCGAGTGAGAAATGAACGCATACGAATTAGCAGATAAATTGCTTAGTGAGGTTAATTGCTTTGACCATCAATGCGCTTTTGATGCAGCCAGTATGCTACGCCAACAAGCAGACCGCATAAAAAGATTAGAAGCGGAAGCCAAAGCTAAAAATAATTATTTGCAACAACATTGCCAAAAAATAGACGAGCAAGCAGACCGCATAGCGGAGTTGGAGAAAGGTGAAGAAGTTGCTGGTAGGTTCTACTGGGAAAGTGTTGTAGATGGTCATGTAATGGCTGTCCCAAGCGAAGGAACACCACATTACAACAAAGATGATTTTCCACTCTACACCACACCACAAATAAAAGAGTTAAGTGATGATGAAATACATCAAATCTTTAGGGATGAATCAGGCTTTGAAATAGATACTTGTCCGATAGCAATATTAGATTTTGCTAGAGCAATACTAAAGAAAGCGAGTGAGAAATGACTACTTTTACTACCGATGACCGTATAAACGCTTATAGCCATTACAAAATCTATGACGAGCATGGTGAATTAATGCGGACTGTTAAGACCAAACACGAAGCCGAGCATTTAATACAAACCTACACGGACTGGACTTACCAGTTTGTAAAAGCCGACAAACTTAAATTGGATTTGCCCGATGCGCCTTTTTAAATGGACTGGCACAATTCTGTGTTTGGTTGGTATTGGGCTAACCAGTATTAACGAATACCCCGCCAATATTATTTTTGGCTTTGTTGGTAGCGTCATGTGGGCCATAGCGGGTTGGAAACAAGACGATTGGGCGTTGTTTTTAGTAGAATTTGCTGCGGTATTGATGTACTTTTTTGGTTTGTATTTGTATATTTTTAACAATCTATCTAAATGGGGGATTTAGTGTGGAATTTGAGAAATTTTGGGAAGTTTGGCCTAAGAAAGTGGCTAAGAAAAAGGCTGAATCTGCTTGGGGGAAGTTATCCCAGCTTGAAAAGCGAGAAGCTTTGGAAGCCTTACCAAACCACATCAAATACTGGGAACTTAAACGAACCCACATAGATTTCGTGCCATATCCCGCAA